ATACCTTCACTCAAAATAGAGTGATGGATAACAACAAACTGTTTGCCTTTTGTCTTGCCCCAAGTGTTAAGAGTCTCGAAGAATGTCTCACGATCAACTTTATTACCATCGATGACTGCACCCGTCTTGGATGTGATCATCATCCATGAATATCCACGCTGATACAACTCAACACAGAAATCAGTTTGTGACACCAAACCGATGATTTGTTTTGTAGTACGGGCAGCGATCAAGATCTTATCAACATTTTGATCATCAATGCAACCAAGCATATACTCACTGTCGCGATCATAACTGATACCTTTGTCTGCCATCTCCATTTTCTTCACTACAACTTTAGGAGGAAGAATGTATCCACCATCAACTAACTCAGGAGCAGGCACATTACAAATGATGTTACCATAAACCTCAGGCATATTCATACCGGGTTTGAATATCGTGCTGCTGTACTTTGGTGTTGCAGTAAAGAAGAATGTCCGCGCATCTGACTGCGACACGACTTCAGTTGGAGCAAAGAAATTGCGTTTGACACTATTGTGTGCTTCGTCAAAATATGCTGTATTCACGGCAATCTCACTGTCTACGATCTTTTGCAGACTGTTGTATGTTGTGAATATAAGTTTTTTTCCACGAGTAAACTTATCCCACAGTTTGATTTGCTTTGCTTTAGTTGTGCTGAAGTAGTGTGTCTCACCACTATGAACATGCAGAACATTTACATTAGTGATGTGCTCAAGAAATTCGCTGCACAGTTGATCTGCCAACAAAATACGAGGAGCGACAACAACAACCGTTCCATCCACAGCATCATCGAAAGCCGACAATGTGTCCTGAATCATGCACATCGTCTTACCACCACCCGTGGGGATGATCACAGTTCCCTTTTCATTGCACTGCATTGCCTCACATGCTCGCTGTTGGTGTGGGCGAAGGGTGAACATCGATGGATCTCTCAATAAAGTCAATATACACGAAAAAGTGCCCACTTGCAAGTGTGGTGGACACTACATGTGCTGTCACATGTCAACCAGTATAATACGCATTGCGATATAGATAACCTCCTGCCCAGTCACAATTCTCTAGAACAAATTCACGTTCTTTGATAATGTTTAGATTGAAGCGAACACCTTTAGCAGGTGCTTTATATGATGCCGCTTTATAAACTTCACCAGACTTTCTATCAATGAAGCAATGAACTGATTCAGTCTCACCGTTGACACATTGCATCACTTTGTGATACTTACGCCCAGAAATCAGTGCATAAGAATAGTTTTTACCATTCGGATACTGACTCTGATGATTTTGCTGGAGTGCGTCACATAGCATCAGAGAATACTTAGTGACGTTGAGTTGAATCGTGTTCTGTGCATCCTTCTGAGCAACGTAGTCAGAAAACTCTTTGTTCAATGGAGTGGCAGTCATGGTGTGTGTTTGTTGAACTTAGTATAGAGCAGATTAGGCGTTGCGGATCTCACCACCGACCACTACGTCAGCTGGCACACGAGAGACAGTGTAGCGACGGATCTGCTGGGAGTAATCATACCATGCTTCCACAGTTTCGTTCACGATGCGATTGTGCTGACGATCCATACCCTTAGCAGTGGTACACTTGCCTTCCTTGCGGAAATAGATGATGGGTTGCTGTGGTGCATCCACGGTGTCGATCTCGATCTTGTAGAAGGAGTGCTTGACTGCTGTGACTGCCATGTGGTTTGAATCGTATGAATGTATTGTAAGCGCACATAGGCGCTTCTAGGTGCCTCTGGTGGACACTATGAGGAACGTCCACTCCATGCCTTCATATTGTTGAAGTTTGCACGGGAGAATTCATAGCGATTTACAAGTTTATAAACACCATATTCATTGCTGCGAACATAACCCTCACCCTCACATTGTTTGCCATCAATATATGTCTTCGCTCCATCATTGCGACACATAAACAACATGTCATCTTTGATAGATTTAACTAAGAACCAAAAAGAAACAAGCATGGAATTGTCAAACGTTTCAGGAACCACGCTGATACCTTCGCGGATACACTTGTTCAGTTTGATAGTAAGTTCCGCTGCTTCCTTTTCATCCACGAAAGTTACTAGCTGCGACATTTGCTTGGCGAAACCAACAATCTCATCAAAATCTTCATCGATCTCCCAGCACTTTGGTTGAACAAACTTACAAGTCTCAGTGTCATCGAAAATATCAAAGATGTAGTCTCCAATATCAATAACCTGTGCATCTTTCAATTCACCATCAGTCGCATACAATGTGTGTGGTGCGATGATGATATCTTGATTCACAATATCGTCGAAGACATAAGTGAGTGTGTTAGGAGTGTAAGTATCATCCCCGCCAAAACCAATAAAGTCACCTTGGACGATGCAATCTGTATGAGGGATGCAATCAAAACAAGCATGAAGAATTTTAGCAACTTCGCCACTGTGATTGTTGTCAATATCTACATGCGATTCATTGATCTTGATCTTTACTTTATTGAAGACTGATTTAGTGCCAACAAAAAAGTTTCCTGTCGCTGGATTCTTACCCCACACGATCGCGGGGGATCCATCCATCTTGACAGAAAGGTGCGATGGAGTCAAGAACCAGTCGAGAACGCTAAGATCGCCCGAAAGAATAGAATCTTCTGGGTGCTGAAGGTGGGTGTTTTTCATGAGTATATACTAATCGCTCAAAAACGCGATTCCACCTCTTTTGTGACAGTTTTTATATAGTCACACCCCTCAAAACTGCAATTCTAGCGTTTTTTATATAAAAACTCATTAAAAAAGGGGTGTTTCCACCCCTGCTGCCATCTTTATGCTTCCTGTCGTCTCCTAAAGTATTCACTCTCACACTTGAAATAGATTCGTGTTTGTATGAATTTTGGATCTCTATATTCGATTGTAATTGGCTTTTGGTTGTAAGGATTTCGATGGATTAGTATATGATCGTATTTGTGAGGTGTCATAAAAACAAATAAGGCACCCCTATTTAGGGATGCCTTCAAAGAATTATAAGAGTTGTTAGAGTTTCCTGAACAACCATACCAAAGGTATGTATATATTTTACAAATTACACAGTCATATCCGTATCGAATTCATTACATTCAATGTTCATGCCCATGATGTCACCTTGCTCATTTAAAAATTGATCAAGTGATCCATCATCCTCATACATTAATTCTTCAATCTGAGGATTGTCGATAAAAGATTGATTCATAATAAAAATAAAAATGGATGGTAGTTCCTATCGCCGCTAATCCTGAACTACCAAGGGGATCACCGCAGTTGAGAGGCGGTTCCGCGTGAGGGAACGCATTGATTTACCTCTCAACTCATTCAATATACACGGGACTAGGATGTTGTGTCAACTTAGTAGTCAGTTTTGAAACTGACCCACCCAGTAACAATATATTTTGTTTGAGTTTTACTGGGTATCCCACAATGTGGGTGGGTAAAGTATGCAGGCCAAAGCATCAAATCACCTGTCCTTGGTTGATACTTTTTGTTTTGTGATGGAAAATAAGTTTGTCCAGCATCTGTCACATCATTAAGATAAAACATCCATGCCATTAATCTTAATGATATAGAAATTTCTTCTTTCTGAATACCAGGATTTTCACAATGTATTTGTTTATAGAACTCACCTGGAGAATACTTTTGTATCTTAAAAGCAGGAGCAACTTGAAATGGATACAATTCATCAACAAAAGGATATTCTTTTACATATTTTTGAATTCCATAACCTATTTTGTCTAACAACCAAGTGGGACCTTTGTTTGTAGTAAAATTACATATTATTTCAGTATCAGTCTTGTTTTCTGCACCGATACGATGATCTTTTTCATGCAAATGATGATTTGTATCAAAGAATTTGATTATTCTTTGACAATCCTCACGATTTAGATGTTTTTTAAGTCGTAATATGTGATTTTTTGTAAACATCAATGTGCAGTCAGTTGAATATCTTTAGCATTCAAATCGTTCTTTACATGTTCCTCCCAAGAAATAGCGTCTTCAATGTTATAAAAGACTGCTTTATGACAAGCATAGCCTTTCTTCTTTGATTTTTTGTACGAAACTTGATACTTTAACATTACAATCCTTTTTCAAATTTGGGGTGTTCCAGTGTCTTACAACTCCTGAAACAATAAAAAAATTAGTAGTGAGCAGACTGACAAATATGATGCTGCGAATGATAGCAACATAATTATCATAAGGTTTTGTTTTGTCATCACTAAAACTCCCTAACGAATACTTCCATATCTGCCAAAGTTTTACCATACTTATTCTTCCTCGTATGAACATATTCTAATTCATTCCAAAACCACGGATGACAAAGTAAAAGTGTGTGGATATATTTGTGCCTCTCATTCTTTGTATATTGACAGTTAGGTTTTGGTTTGATACCTGTTTCAATTGTAATATACTTTTCATCAAAAAAATATACCCAACCCTCAACGTTTACATGATCAGATTTCCATCGAACATAATCATCAACTTGAGGAATATATCTCATGAGAAAAATGCTGCTTCCAAGGGATTTAGGTTGAGTTGCATAGCAGTATATGCACGAGTATTAGATATGTCTACCTTATCTCCGTGCCTGGTGGAGTTAATAGGCGCATGATAGCATTTCTTTGTTCTACTGTAGAAGCCCCAGATTGACTGAGGTGGTGTGTCAGTATAAGAGAACATGCCATGGTTGATAATCCAAATAGCAAGCATATTTTTTCGATGCTCTGTAACACTATAGGAGTAACCTTCTGGTGGTTCATGGGGAAAATCACTCGGGAGATTGGGGTTCATCGGGAACAGAGATTGTTTCATACTCAGGATACATTGTAGACACAATATACTGTGCCAGATCTCTATTTGGTGCCACTACATCAACTGCCACAGTATAAGTGTACTCTGGTTCATCATTAGCACCTTTCATAGAGAGATCTACCAAAACTCTCCACACATTTCCACGTTGATAATGACTGGTAAAATGTATTAACATGTCATAATCATTTTCATTTGCTGTATGTGTCATATCCCTTAGCATCGTCCTCTTTTTTTAATTCTGCGGCAAGTTCTTTCTCTGATTTAAAATGATGTGGTTTATGTTCTCTATCCATAGGTAAAGATCTAGTCAAATCTCTACGAGATTGATTACTGATGATGATAAACGCATCTTTGTTGTACTTTCGAGTGCCAATAGGTGACTGCCACTTCTTGTTATAAACTTCACCAACATCAATACCAGATACTTGAGTACCTGCCATTTCAACTACAATGTTGTCACTTTCTTCCCACCCATATTTTTGAGCAAGAAGAGAAACTTGTTCGATGATTGTGGGTGATCCCATAACATGTTCCTCTGGATCAAGTTTTCCATTCATGTTCCCCACTCCTGTCGAACTACTCGCAATCTTTCTGGTGCAATACCATCCGCCATAGCAGTATCAACCCATTTAATTCCCTCAACTTTGGTAAGATTTTGTGCTTTATCATCTAGAACCCACCAACCATTGGTTTCTTCAATGATAACTTTGTACTTTTGATCTTCGTTCATGATGTGAAAAATTCCTCCATATAGTAATCAACAGTTACTTCAAGTTCTGCCGCTTCATTTTCAATTTCTTTCCAGAAATCAACAGCGACTTCTTGCCAATACTTCTTTTCAGTTTCAGTCATTGCGTGGATCATTGAGATAAAGTTCTTGAAGTTCAATTGTTTCCATTACAGAAACAATTTTGTCGTAAAGAACAGGCACTAATGTGTCTGCACTGTCAGATTTAGACAAGTTTTGGAGGGCAGTTTGCAAAACCTCCAGTTCCTGATAATTTACTACAAGTGTTGCACCATTCATGTTATCAATGAAGTTTCATAATGACATTATCGCATAAAAGAAAGAGTCTTGCAACCTTTTGATTTGAACTTTATTAATATAGAGCATCCTCAAGAGGATTGGACTCAGGAGTTGACACTTCATTGACTGTCACATGCTGTTCTAGTCGTTTCATGCAAACATCATGGTAAGTTTTATCTACTTCAAATCCAATGTATTTGCGTTGAGTTTCCATACAACAAACAGCAGTTGTTCCTGATCCCATAAAAGGATCTAGAACTAAATCTCCTTTATTACTCCATGTCAGGATATGATCTCTAGCTAACTTCTCAGGATAAATTGCAGGGTGCTCAAAAGCAATATCATCTTTAGTTGTATATCCTTTGCCAGTATTATATTTCCAGATATTATTTCGCGGACTAAATTCTGGGATGGGTTTAATCTGTCGATCCTTAAGTTCTCCATCCTTTGTTCTAATAGTTCCTTTACCAAAGTGTGTATAACCTGCCCATCGATTTGGTTTATCACAAAGAAGATTTGAAGTATTTGGTTTCGTTTTTTTAGAGAGAATAAACATGTACTCAAAGATTTGTGAGTATCGATTACCTGTGCGTTTTGCAGGAAAAGGACTACCATTCTTTTCATAGATCATGGTGTCATGTAACAAGAACCCAAGATCCATAAAGTGAACAGCTTGA